TCCTATAGCATTTATAATAATCAGTCAGTTAAACAGAGCTATAGACTCACCTGAGAGAAATGAAGATGGTAAATATGGTAACTTCATATTAGAATCTGATATCATGGGTGCAGATGCTTTGTTACAACATGCAGATACTTTAATAGGTCTTAACAGACCAGGTAAACAAAAAATAAAGTATTATGGTGTTGAGAGGTATATTATAGATTCAGATCCTACCATACTAGTTATGCATTTTATTAAGTGTAGAAATGGTGAAACTGGTGTAGCTTTTTTCAAGACTGCTTTTGAACAAATGAGCATTATTGAAATAGAACCACCAGCTAGACAAGTAAAAGTAAAAATAAGTAACATATGAGTACAGTAACAACCGAAGACAGAAAAGAGAACCTAAAGAAACTCAAGGAGTTTCACAAAGACACTCTTAATCAGTTGGGTGTATCTGATGCTTATCTTATAGGTAAGATGGCATACAGACCTAGTGGTAAGACTACTAAGTTTGTAAGTCTATTCCATAGTGAGATAAGTAAAGGTACTGATGTTTACATTGAATTCACAGACAGGTTTAATGTCCCTGAGTTCTCTGATAGAACATTGTATCTTTATAGATTCAACCCACACTTTGAAGAAGAGTATGAAAAAGCAGGTACAGATGAGGTAGCTAGTCAAAGATACCTTGTTCCTGTAGAAGAGTTAAAATTAGTAAAAACTTATAGTCCAGAGGCTATAGTTAATCCTCCTCAAGAGAAGGAGAAAATCAAAGTAAGTAATGTAACAACAGACTTTGATTTTAGTTTGCCAAACCCTGATAATGATCCACCTCTTAATGAGATGACTATTAGAGATTTAGCAGCAATATTGTTACAAAGACCAGTTAGTAATAAAGAATGGTTAAATACCTTAATTAAACAGAAATGACAGACAGCACACCAACAACACAAGGACAAGATCTAAAAGGTTTCTTACAAACCTTGATTGATTCTAAAAAGCTTCCTACTCATGTAAAAACAGTAGAAGATGCATTCACTATTGCACAGATGGGTAAAGAGTTAGGATTTGCAACTATGCAATCTTTTCACTATATCATTCCTATTCAAGGTAAGTTAAGTTTGTCTGCTAAGGCAACCGGTGCTTTACTTAGAAAAGGTGGTGTAAAGTTTTATACTAAAGAAGATGGTATTTTTGTATATGCTGATGGTAGTGCAGACACTATTTCTCCAAAACCTGATGGTACTAAACCTGTTGATCAGAGAACTACTATCATTTTTGTGAGAGATGGTATGGAAGAAGTTTGTTCTTTTACATGGAAAGATGCTGACAAGCAAGGTCTTACTACTAAGGACAACTGGAAGAGAATGCCAAAAGAGATGTTGTATGCAAGATGTCTAGCAAAGGGTGCTAATAGAATTGGTGCTGACTTATTGTTAGGTTTGTATACTGCAGAAGAGATGGCAGATACTTTCTTAAGAGAAGATCAGGTAAAGAGAAATGAAGATGGAACAATAGCAGAAATAATTGATATTACAAACAACTAATAATAAACAATATGAGTGGAAAATTAAGCACAAAAAATGTCACAACAGGTGGTGATGGAGTATCTAAAACATTAGAACCAGGAGTAGCACTATGCAAAATTAATGGATTAAGTCTAGAAGAATTTAAGTTCAAAGATGGAGCTTATAATGTTATCTTACATCTAGAAGGTGAAGACTTAGGAAGTGGATTTGAAGGTTTCTTTATTGATAAAGACAGACCTGAACTAGGTAAGCACAAAGGTAAAGTAGGTAATGTTAAAGGAACTGAGTGGGCTTTTGCAGATGGTGAAACTAAATCTGGTGTTCAAGTAAGTAGAGATATGGAAATGCTAAAATGGTTAAAACAATTCTGTAGTTCTATTGGTTGTTTAGCATGGTTTGATTCTCAAGATGAGAAGCATGATACTATTGAATCTTTATTTGCAGCATTCTCTAAAGACAAACCTTTCAAAGATAACTTCTATGCATTTTGTATAGCTGGTAAAGAATATACTAACAGAGGTGGTTATACTGCTCATGATTTATTCTTACCTAGATATTCTAAAGAAGGTGTTCCTGTAGAGTTAGATAATGCTTCTCCTTCTAAACTTTTAAAGTTTAAACCTGAAGACCATATCAAAAAGAGAAAAGTAGAACCAGTAAATGAATTTGGTGGTGATACTAGCACTCCGGGTATATCTACTGATGGTGCTGACTTTGATCTATAATGTTTAATAGGGGAGTAAAGCTCCCCTTTTATATTACTAATATGTTGAAAATTAAGTCCTTAATAGTAGACATACGGGATGTTCCAAGAGAATGGATATTTGAGTATTACTTACAGATTGGTGAAAAACTCACCGGTCAAGATGTAAAGCTTAAGTCTGCATTTAATCCCAATGACAAAACTCCTTCAATGTATATTTATTATTCTAGTTCTGAAGTTTATAAGTATAAAGATTTTTCTACTGGTAAACAAGGTGATGCAATTAACCTAGTACAAGAACTACATAGTCTAACATCAAGGGGTGAAACAGCACATAAAATTATAGAAGACTATAATCAATATGTTCTTAACAATAAGGATGATACTGTAAGAGAATTTAAGAAAAGATCTAAATATCAGATATCTAGCTTCTCTCTGAGAAACTGGACTAATCTAGATGAGAAGTTCTGGAGTAAATTTCATATAGGTTCTAAACTATTAGAATTCTATAAAGTATCTCCATTGGAAGAATATAAACTAACAAAAGAAGAAGAAGGTGATGTAAAGGAAGTTTGTATCAAGGGTCATAACATATATGGTTATTTTAGAAAAGATGGTAGTCTTTATAAAATATATCACCCATATGTAAAAGATTATAAGTTTATCAAAGTAAAGGACTATATCCAAGGCAGTGACCAACTAACAATGAAAGTTCCATATTTAGTAATATGCAGTTCATTGAAAGATGTCATGGCTTTTAGAAAGATGGGTTATAAGAATGCAGAAGCAATTGCTCCTGATAGTGAGAATAGTATGATACCAGAACATGTAATGAATGCTTACAAGTTCAAGTATCAATCTATTGTTACTCTATTTGACAATGACCAAGCAGGTATAGAGTCCATGAAAAAGTATGAACTTAAATACAATATTCCATATGTTTTACTTGAACTATCTAAAGATTTATCAGATTCTCTAAGAGATCATGGTGTAAATAAAACCAGAGACACTCTTACACCACTAATAAAAGAAAAACTTAATAAAACACTTGTATCATGAGCTGGATTTACAAAGGTGTTGTGTTCACAGATGAACAGATACCAGAAGGAGCTGTTGGATTTGTCTATCAAATGACAGCTATAATAGGTAATCAATCTATTGCTTACATAGGTAAGAAGAACTTCTATGCTACTAGAAAAAAGAAGCTTAGTAAGAAGAAACAACCGGTAGACAAAAGAAAGAAAACCTATGAAAGAGTTAGTAAACTAGCTTATCATGACTATTACAGTAGTAACGAGGTTCTTAAGCAAGCTCATAGAAGTGGTGCAGTAATTAAAAGAGAAATACTTAAAATATGCTTTAGTAAAAACCAACTTACTTATGAAGAAGTTAAACATCAGTTTGTACTAGGTGTATTAGAAAGTCAAGAATTTCTCAATGGTAATATTTTAGGTAGATTCTATAAACAAAAATAACATGAATTGGCAAGAAGCAGTATTACTATTAAAAGATAGAGGTATAGTAAAGGTAGAAGTAAAATATGAAGGATCAGGAGATTCAGGTTCTATAGATGATTGTCTTTATTATGACGCAGAAGATGATGAACACTATAGAAGTCAAGTTGATATCACAGATGAACAACATGATGAGATCATTAATCTAGTATATCCTATGTTAGATGATATAGAAGATTGGTATAATAATGATGGTGGTTATGGTACAGTAACTATTCACCTAAATGATTTTACATATTCTATAGAAAATAATGTGAGATTTACTGATGTTGAAACATATGGACACACAGGTGAACTCAAAGACTTTATTAAAGATTAATGTCACACCCATATGACCATGCCCGTTCTTCTGCTAAGAAGTGGGGTGGTGATCCTGAAGAATACTTAAAATATCATGAATGGTTTGATGAAACCAAAGCATGGGTAGGTCATAGTGTTCACAGGATGTTCAGACATCATTCAGAAGGTATATTTGAATGTGAGAAAATATTTGGAAATCTCTTCTATAACTCTGTAGGTAAAAGAGTGTACATAAGATACATAGGAGAGCAGCATGTCAAAGAAGACTGCAATGGTTATATTCCTTCTGCTAAAGAATGGGTAGATGCTATTAATAATAAAGAAACACCACTATGGATGTTAAAGACGCAAAAAATAGAAGACTAGTTTCTGATATTGTCATTGATGATGAAACATATCAGAACTTGCTGGATATGCTAAACTCTACAGAAGAAGATGCTATAGTAGCTCTAACTACAATAAACAATCTAAACAAGAATAAAAATCTTATACAAGTTTTATTTCTTAGAAAAGAAGGTAATTGCTCTAAAGAGCTTTGGAAACAACACTGTATAAAACATCTGAACCATCATAATAAGAATTATATGAGTGCAGATGTAAAGTATATTACCTATGCTGATATATTTAAAATACTAAATGA